GAACAAGAGCAGTTGCATCAAGCACCTCTTCAGTTTGCATACTCCACAGGTCTTTCCAATACTTATAATACTGCTTATTAACTTCCATAAAAAAAGAGGATCCGTAGACCCCCTAGTATATCATCTTTAGTTATTCTTGTAAAGATCTTCTAGTTTATCCCTAGAGAGATCAACATACATTACTTCATCACCGGGAGCAGGTGCTTCTGGGTGACGTGGTTTTGGTTGATCCATGACTCTATTGATGTCACGAATGTTAGACCACATCAAAGCAAAGGCACCTCCTGCAATGAGAGAAAAACATACACCGTAAACAAAAACAAGATAGTGGTTCACAGTGCATTACCACGAGGAAGAACTTCTTCAGGGAATACAAACTGTTCGTGTGGTTGATCAACTGGTGCTAACCATGCACGAAGACCTTCATTCAAGAGAATGTTCTTTGTGTAGAAGGTTTCAAACTCTGGGTCTTCTGATGCTCTGATTTCCTGGGAAACAAAGTCATAAGCACGAAGGTTGAGAGCAAGACCAATAATACCGATGGAACTTGTCCAAAGACCCATAACAGGAACAAAGAGCATAAAGAAATGCAACCACCTCTTATTACTAAACGCAATACCGAAGATCTGAGACCAGAAACGGTTTGCAGTAACCATTGAGTAGGTTTCTTCCTCTTGAGTAGAGTCAAATGCTTTGAAAGTGTTTGCTTGTTCACCATCTTCATACAGAGTATTTTCTACTGTAACACCATGAATGGCAGAGAGCAAGGCTCCTCCAAGAATACCTGCAACTCCCATCATGTGAAAGGGGTTGAGCGTCCAGTTATGAAATCCTTGTAGAAAAAGTAGGAATCTGAAGATTGCCGACACGCCAAAGGACGGCGCAAAGAACCAACTCGACTGTCCGAGAGGGTAGATGAGAAATACACTAACAAATACGGCAATAGGACCTGAAAAAGCAATCGCATTGTACGGACGGATACCGATTAAACGAGCAAGTTCAAACTGTCTAAGCATGAACCCAATAAGGGCAAAGGCCCCGTGGAGTGCCACAAAATTCCAGAGTCCCCCAAGTTGGCACCAACGGACGAAATCTCCCTGAGCCTCAGGACCCCAAAGTAGAAGAAGAGAATGACCCATAGCATCAGCAGGCGTTGACACAGCCGCTGTAAGAAAATTAGCACCCTCAAGGTAGGAAGACGCCAATCCGTGGGTGTACCACGACGTAACAAAAGTAGTACCAGTGAGCCAGCCCCCAATTGCAAGATAAGCAGTGGGAAAAAGAAGTAGTCCAGACCAACCCACAAAGACAAAACGATCCCGTTTAATCCAGTCATCAAGGACATCGAACCAACCCCTCTGCTGTTGTTGTAAAGTTGAAGCTACCATAGTTATTTAAAACCTCCATTAGATTTTTTCTTGTTTTGTTTTCTATCCAAAACATTTATGTGAGACTTGAATTGTGGTGGATTTCTAAACCACTCATTTCTAGTTTCCTCCCATGAATCAAATACTTTTAACTGACCATTTGAATACACAAATTCGTACTGATGTCGATCATACGAAGAATCCGAAGTGTCAGTAAAATACCGTGAATCACTTGGAGGAATTAGTTTCATATTCATGTTGTTGTTTTAAATCTGGATTTGGTTGAGAAGAAATTGTAGGATTACGACTTTTGTTTTTGATGACAATAAATGCGTCTTTGTTATACTTTCGAGTGCTTTTCACAGGTGCCCACTTAGTGCCAGCACCATCGATTTCATAAATTGATGTGCCACCGATTTCAACTGCAATGTCGTCTGAAGAATCCCATCCAAGAACTTCAATTGTTTCTTGAATAGTATCCATGAGTCCTCCATGTTCCCAGTACAAACTCTCATTCATAACATTTTCTTCGGGATCAAGTTTACCAATCATAATAGTATCACACAAAATAAAGGAATAGCAACAGTAAATATGCTTAAAAAAAACCCCGTCAGATATTCTCTGACGGGGATGGGACTGCCATCAGTCATATCAACCGATAGCAGGTGCAGTTAGAGCAACAGGAGTTGACTCAGCAGCAGCAAGGTCGAGGGGGAAGTTGTGAGCATTGCGCTCATGCATTACTTCCATACCTAGACCAGCACGGTTGAGTACGTCTGCCCAAGTGTTAAGGACATGTCCTTGGTTGTCTTGGATAGACTGGTTGAAGTTGAAACCGTTAAGGTTGAATGCCATGGTGCTAACACCAAGAGCGGTAAACCAGATACCAACCACAGGCCATGCTGCGAGGAAGAAGTGAAGTGAACGAGAGTTGTTGAACGATGCATATTGGAAGATTAGACGACCAAAGTATCCGTGTGCAGCAACAATGTTGTAAGTCTCTTCTTCTTGACCAAACTTATAACCATAGTTCTGGGACTCAGTTTCAGTGGTCTCACGAACCAGTGAAGAGGTAACTAGTGAACCATGCATTGCAGAAAAGAGTGAACCACCGAAGACACCAGCAACTCCAAGCATGTGGAAGGGGTGCATTAGGATGTTGTGCTCTGCCTGGAAGACAAGCATGTAGTTGAAAGTACCAGAGATGCCTAGGGGCATACCATCAGAAAAAGAACCTTGACCGAAAGGATAGACTAGGAATACTGCAGATGCTGCTGCAACAGGTGCAGAGTATGCAACACAGATCCAAGGACGCATACCTAGACGGTAAGACAGTTCCCACTCACGACCCATGTAGGCAAAGACTCCAATGAGGAAGTGGAAAACTACAAGTTGGTAAGGACCACCGTTATACAGCCACTCATCGAGAGAGGCGGCTTCCCAGATGGGATAGAAGTGAAGACCAATTGCGTTGGAAGAGGGAACAACTGCACCAGAGATGATGTTGTTTCCGTACATGAGTGAACCAGCGACGGGTTCACGGATGCCGTCGATGTCCACAGGAGGAGCAGCGACGAAGGCGGTGATGAAGCAGATTGTTGCTGCCAACAGAGTTGGGATCATCAACACACCGAACCAACCGACATAGAGGCGGTTATTGGTAGAAGTTACCCACTCGCAGAAATTATCCCAAGTGGACTGGGACCGTTGTCCCGAAAGAATAGATTGAGCCATTTTAATTAACAGAAAAGTAAGACCATCAGGGAAATGGTGGAGTTACTATTCCTCTGCACCCTTAACAGAGGTATGAAAGACGTGTTTAGACTCCCTATAGGTCTTGGTTTACGGGGAGTTGAGTGTTACGTTTCGTAACGTTCTACATTATGTATAATACTACGGTTTCCCGTCTCTGTCAAGCCCCCTCTACTGGTTTAAGTGGTTTTGATAATTATCAATTACCTTCAAGTGCCGCAACTTTAGTTTCAAGTGTTTCAATCTTGGAGATAGCTTCTTGAAGTGCAGCAGTAAGCAATGGTACTAATTTGGATTGGTCAATGCCTTGCATAACAGCATTGCCATCATCATCAACTTCGTTGTGCGTTCCAGTAACAGCTTCTGGGACAACAACTTGCGCTTCATGGGCAAGGAATCCATCGACTGTTGTATCAGCATCAGCAATAAAGTTAAATCTCTTTGGAGCAAGTTGCTTAACTCGATCAATAGCACCATCAAGATTAACAACATTTTCTTTTAATCGATGGTCAGAAGAAGTGTTGAAAGAAGTGGATGACTGGTTCTGTGAGATTCCGCCAATAATTGATCCCGATCCATTTACAACGTGCAGGACGATGCCAGTGCCGGTTGTCTGTGTATCTTTGACCGCAAGACCTGCAGTGACTCCGTTGGTGTAATCGACAGACAGCTGCCCACCGCTTTGAGATGTTGTGCGGTTTATGCATACCCTGCCATTTGATTCGATTCGCAGTCTTTCTGTTGGTGATGCAGATCCGTCTGGTGTGGTGCTAAAAACAATAGCACCTGGAAAATCATCAGTTCCCGGCGCAGCATCGGCTATTGTTTCAATCCTTGCATAGGCATTATTACTACTATCAGTAAAACTAATACTTCCAATACTAGAACCATTAGATGCTGCTGATCCACGTTGTAGATTGAGACGACCACTATCAGCAGCATTACCAATTCTTCCAACAATGACTAATCTTGCATTTCTTGCATGAGCATCACCACCAGAAGGTTCACTATTTGTTCCTAGTAGAATGTAACCATTTGGAGTAGCATTAAGTCTAGAGGAATTACTGGTTGTAAGTCTAATGTAATCATTAGAAGGGAAACTGATAGAAGTATTTGTATCTCCTGTGTGTTGAATTGTCTCAGCAACAGAAATAGCATTAGCAAATGTAGAAATACCAGAAACATTTAAGGTATCAGTCTCAGTATGACCTGTTACATCAATACCACCAGTTTGAGCAGTAAGCACAGTATCATTACCATCAATTCTGATAACAACATTATCATTAGCTCTTAAGAATAAATCACCGCCACTTGCATTATTATCAATAAAGAATTGACCAGTTGCATTTTGAATAACAGAATTAGCACCATCATGAACTATCTGTAAGTCAGTGCTATTACCAAAGTTTGCGTACTTTCCATCAAAGTGTTTTGTATTTCCATTAAATGTGGAAAAAGTTTCTACTTGAAGTGAATTGAGAGTTGTTATACCAGAGACATTCAATTGTTGAGTTTGTGTGGTTCCAAAGACAGTAACACCATAACCAGTGGTTTCAAACTTTGCAGAGTTTCCATAAAAAAGTTGCACCCTACCATTTGAACTAAATGCTTTTAAATAATTATAAGCGGGAGATTTGATATTAAAGGTTCCAGTGTTGGATACAATGTAATTGCTAACTCCATTATGGAAAATCTCTAAATCATCAGTATCACCAAATATTAATCTTTTATTATCTGTGGTAAGTTTTACATCACCAGTTACTTCCAAATCACCAGAAATTTTAGCATTTCCACCAACATCTAAAGTCGTTGTTGGAGAAGTGACGTTTATTCCAAATCTTCCCTGATGATCAATAACTGCTCTTTCTGTGAGTACTTGTGTATCAGCAGCAGTATAAAATCTTAGTAATCCACCTAAATTTGCTCCATTTATCTGCCCCCTAAAACCAGCTCTAGAATTTCCATCAATGACAAATCGTTGATCCACATGAGCATTATTAGCAGTGCTGGTGTTTCTTAATTGTAATACTACTCCATTAGACGATCTTGTTATGTTTGTAAATGTATGATTGGTTGTTCCCGTAAAGGTAGAAACACCAGAAACTCTTAAGGTATCAGTTTCAGTGTGACCAGTTACATCAATACCAGAAGCAGTGGTTTCAAGTTTTACGTTATTATCGTGATAAAGACTTATTGCTCCATTTTGAGAAGCACTAAGCATATTCTCGTTAGTAGTGGATCTAAAACGAACAGTACTTCCCTTCATGATGAGAGCACCAGTTCCAGTATCTTCTACATAACTGTTACTACCATCATGATAAAGTTTCAAATCAGGTCCATCACCCATAATAATTTGATCATTATCACCAAATGTTATGGTAGAACCAAATGATACATCACTAGTAAATGTAGAAACACCAGTGACATTTAACTGTTCAGTTTTTGTAGTTCCACCAACATCAAGTCTTTCTGAAGGAAAAGTTTTATTAATACCAATCGTGCCATTTTGAAAGACTGTAACTGCTTCAACTTGAGTTGCTTGTTGATTATCGGAGAATACTGAAAGGGAATTAGAGTTTCCGCTCCTAGACCCCATATACTTAAGAGAGAATCCATACATAGCACTATCAGACTCTCCATCATGGCCGTCGTTTTCTGATGAACCATCAACTCTAATAAGAGTCACATCATTGCCTCCACCACCAGCACCAACACGAAGTGCTGTTCCATTATGTCCGGCTACAAGACGAATTGTCGAGTTTGATTCACCAAGGTCTAATGTATAAGCAGGATTTGATTCATTAATACCAACATTTCCACTTGAAGATATGCGAACTCTTTCTGTACTACCACCAGATCCAAATGCGAGGTATGTATCAGTTTTTGATCCACTGCTTGGTCTTGTAGCTTTTACAAATGCTCCCTCACCATCAGAATACTGGAAAGAATAAGTATTATTTCTATCTAAAGAATTATTAGCTGAGTTTTCTTGAATTATATTTGGATCACCAGTTTTCTTAACATGGAGTATTGATGAGGGATTGTTCTCCCCGATACCAATATTACCAGCAGAAGTTATACGGAATTTTTCTGCTGTGCCAATACCAAATAGTAAATTACCAGTTGCAGTTCCTCTAAGAATGGTGTCATTATCAACAGCACTGTTTACAAAATGACCATTACCCGTTGCCTGCCCGAGCATCGTTCTATCATCATCAGATGCATCAGAATCATTAGCATTTAGTCTGATTTGTGGCGTATTGCCGGTTATCATGACAATTCTTGCCACATGTAACCTTTCTTGTGGATCAGCAATTCCGATACCCACATCTCCATTGGAATCTATACGAAGTCTTTCAGATGCATTTACATCAATTTTGAAGTCATTGCCAACAGCTCCAAGACGAATTTGTGCCGTAGTACTATTATCAGCAAAACGAATATAAGAACCTGCATCAGTGCTGACAACCTTTATGCCCTCATTATCAGTGCCACTATTAACTTCTAAGATGTGATCTCCAGAACTTGAAAGTGTTCCTACCAATAATCTACCATTGGCATCTAAGCGAACTTTTTCTGCTCCATTAATAGCAAGATCAATTTTACTTGGAGCATCTAATTGTAAAGTTTCGTTAGATCCACCAAAATTATTAATTTTTGCTCTTACCGTTCCATCTGCATTTGCAAACAAGATACGACTTCCAATACTTCCAGATTTATCAAACTGTATTCTTCCACCTGCAGGTGTTAGTACATCTAATATTTCTACTGGATTATCAGTTCCGATTCCGACCAGACCAGCAGAAGTTATACGAAGTCTTTCAGTACCATTAGTACCTAAGGTTAAAGTATTAGAGGCAGGAGAATGAACTGTGGCACCAGTTCCTACGCTTAATGTATCTGCAGATAATCTTTCGGTTTCTGCAATTTGATATACTTTTCCAGAGGCAACATTAAGATTTTCACTTGACTTCAATGATGGATTAGTGCCACCATTATGTTCATATAAGAAAGTATTATTAGGACCAATTTTAATACCAGCACCATCTGCCAATAAATCTGTGGTGGCAGTAGAAGCAATGCCAACTACAAAATCTGCGATTTCTAAACTTGTAGAATTAATCTGAGTTGTTGTACCATCTACAAATAGATCACCTTTGATTCTTACAATACCAGTGTTATCACCTACAACTGCAGGGTCAATGATTAGATTTGATGGACCAGTAATGGTTGCAGTATCTGATGTTCCATTAATAATAGTTACACCTATCCCGGTGGTTTCAAACCTTGCAGAGTTGCCATAAAAAAGTTTTACCCTACCAGTTGAATCTGAGGCATTTAAATATTTAAAAGCAGGAGATTTGATATTAAAGGATCCAGTGTTGGATACAATATAGTTGTCAGATCCATTATGGAAAATCTCTAAATCATCACCATTACCAAATATTAATCTTTTATTATCTGTGGTAAGTTTTATGTTATTTTGGAATGTAGAAATACCAGAAACATTTAATGTATCAGTTTCAGTATGTCCTGTGACATTAATACCAGAAGCAGTGGTTTCAAATTTTTTGGATGCATTATGGTAGAGTGCTACTGATCCACCAGCAGTAAATACTGCCTGATTTGCATTATTGGCAGCATTGTTTACTACAACTCTAGTTCCTGTGATTTTAAGAGTAGTTCCAGAACTGCGAATGAGGTCATCAGTTCCATCATGATACAACTCTAAATCATTTCCATCACCAATTCTTAATCTGTCATTATCTCCAAGATGAACATTACCTTGGAATGTAGAAATACCAGAGACATTTAACTGTTGCGATTCAGTAGTTCCAAAAACAGTTACACCAGCACCAGTGGTTTCAAATTTCTTAGAAGCATCATGATAAAGTTCTACTGCTCCATCTGTAATAAACTTTGCTTTAAATTCCGAAAGTGCTGCATTAGTAATATTAACGCTAGAATTACCACCTAAGTATAAGTCACCAACTCCCTCATCATTAATAATACTATTAGATCCGTTATGCCAAAGTTTTAAATCATTACCATCACCAATCCTTAATTCATCGTCATCACCAAGATGAACATGACTTTGGAATGTAGAAACACCAGAAACTCTTAAGGTATCAGTTTCAGTATGTCCTGTGACATTAATACCAGAAGCAGTGGTTTCAAATTTTTTGACGTAATTATGATAAAGTTCTGCAGATCCAGCAGGTGTGAATCTCGCCATGAAGTTAGTGTTATATCCAGAGGCAATATTAACTTTTGCAGTACTGCCAACATAAACAGCTCCACTACTGGTAATAGTTGAGTCACCAGCAGCTCTATGAATTACTTTAAATTCATTGGAGTCTCCAAGTCTAAGTTGATCATTATCTCCAAGATGGACATTAGATTGGAAAAAAGTATTACCTGTAATTGTAGAAACACCAGTTACATTTAAATTATTAAATATCGAAGTTCCAGTTGTATTAATACCTGCAATAGATCCACCACCACCAGAAGCATCAGCACCAATGAACTTTCCAGTTGATGCCTGATATTGTAGATACTTACCATCAACTTTAACCGAGTTTCTATCAACGTCATCCAAAAACTCAAGACGAGTTTCACCTCCACCACCAAGTGAAGTAAGTTGCTGTTGAATTCGATTAATGAATAATCTGTAATGATTTGAAAGATCACTTAAAGTAGCAAAATTTTGATCTAATGGAGTCAGAGGATCCTCTTGAATTTTTTCCGACTCATTAGAAACTAAGATACTTTCTTCAATACTAGAAATCTTTTCATTTAATTTATCAATAATAGAAGTTTTTTTGTTTAGTTTATTTTCAAGAATTTTAACTAAATTTTTAACAGTGCTAACAGAATCATTTACATCTTTAATTTCCTCATCATAACATTTTACTTCAGGAAGATTTTCAATTTCACTTTTAAGTGTTTCAAAACAAGAATTTACTTGATCGATTTTATCATTAAGACTACTATCAGAGTGCTTTAAATTTTTTAGAGACTTAGAAACATCTTCCTTCAATCTAAGATATTCTTTTTTTATTTCTTCTCTTATTTCTTTATCACTGTTTTTATATTCCTTCTTTATAGAAGTAATATTTTTAGATGTTTCTTTTAGACGAGCATCTATAATCTTTTTCGTCTCATCTATTTTGGTAACGAATTCCTCATTAACTTTTTTAAAATTTGTATCACTCTCAAATTTTGAAATATCTATTGACTCAGCAATATTACTAATTTCTAAATCAAAGTTTCCTTTATATCTTGCTAATAATGAATTAAGTTTATCGTAATTAGAGTTAAGATTATCATAATCTTCTTCAATAGTGGTAAAGGTACTAGCAATCCACCTGAAGTCAGGAAAATTTTTACTCTTTACTTCCTGAATAGATTCCTGTAATTCAGAAATCTGTTCATCATAATCCTTTACTTCGGGAATATCTTTTCTTACTTCTTCAATACGATTCATCAAATCATACAGATCTTCGTCATATGATTTGACTTCAGGTATACTATTTCTTAACGATTCAATTAAACTAATAATAATTTTAGTAGAATTGTCTTCGGAATCTACTAGTTGATGACTATCTTCTTCAATTACTTTCTTTTCAGTTATTTCTACAAACTCATCACAAGAAGATAGATCCTCATCCTCATTAGTAGAAATAAAATCATTAATGGAAGGAAGATTAGATTCATTCTGCATAAAATTTTTCACTGAAGGAAGTTCTTCATCAATCATATTTGGATCGTTAATATCCATCTCTACCTTTATAAATCAAAGTGTCTAACTATTTAGAAATGATATCAAACAGAGGTTGTGTCATATACAGTTATAGTTCCTTCATATACTTTTTCTTTCAATTCTGTTGAAGTATTTGTGATCACAACATCATAAGTATTAATACCTGATGGAAGAGTAGAAGTAACCGTATCCGTCATGGTTAAAGTAATCGTTCCACCACTTATGGAAGTGGTAAATGAATATGCTGTGGATGATTTTGGACTCTTTCTAAGTTTTGCTACAGCAGTATGTCCAGACAAATCTCTAGTAGATCCCGTTGAAGTTTTCACAACTAGATCTGCACTAAAATCAGTTCCTCTATCAATTCTCAGATTCTTTGAAACTACAGCCATTTTGTGCTTTTTTAGATATTTATTAATAAATAAGATTACCTTACTTTCTGCTCATGTTAGGTAATAACTCCAAAGAGGACGAAAAGATAAATTCAGAAGAACCTAAGAAGAAAGGTAGGATTGATAAACTCAAAGATAAAATTGATGATGCTGATGAGCAACTTGCTATTCTTTCTACTTTTGTACGTTTAGGAATTTTAATATGGTCAGGTGGTATTCTAACTCTCGCATATATCAAGTTACCACCTGCTCTAGGTATTCCAGAACAGAAGCTCGATCCGACATTCATAGCCAGTGTCTTTACTGGGGTTTTAGCTACTTTTGGGGTCCAGACGGCAAAGAAAAATGGTGAAAAAAATGGAAATGGTGGTGGAATTACAAAAGCACAGATGGAGGAATTGATTGAAAAGGCATCACAAACTGCTCCTACTCAAACCATCAGAATCGAACAAGCACCTGTTCATCTTACATCTACGTCAAGTTCACCACCCGTACAATCTGCTATTGAACCCAAAGATCAATAATTATACTCATTAACAATGTCGAGTATCATGTTTAACATCGCATGAGCTGAGTCTTTTTGATCTTCTGAATAATAATTATACTGATTACTATACAGTTCATGCTTCAATTTAAGCACTCTAGACATCATGTCTGCTTTGGTTAAATTTGCTCTTGGCATAGTAGTTTATTCTGGGGACCAATTGTTGATAAATTGAGATCTCTTCTCCCAACTATCTGCGGAATCATATTGCTTCCCAATAAGTTTTTTGGGATTAATGCACTGATGATTACCTAATGTGGCACAAACTAAATTGTTTAAAGTTTCTTCATTACCCTTTTGACCAGTTCTCCAGTAGTGTTCGTCATTCAACCAGACAGCACCGCATTTAGGGCATTCACTTCTATTTAGGCTTAAATCGGAATTTTCTCTCATTTTAGATACGGAAAGACCTAACTAACCACAAGATTAGTCTAGTAGCTAGTTAGGACTTTTGAATATTCTTAATATTTTTTTAAGTATTAATTTGTTGAATCTAACACAGGTGTCATTAGACCTCCACCCATATCATCATCATCATCTGCACCTGCATCATCTAGTAATGACTTAATAATAAAAGCACCAACTAGGCAAGTTGCAAATATTAACATCACCAGACTCCGGGAATGATTTGTCCTGTTAGTGCATATGCACCCATAGCGGCAACGACACCGATCATTGCTGCAAGTCCATTAATACGTTCTGCTTTTTCGTTCATTGTTTGTTCTCCAAAGTTTTGTTAGTAATGATGATCTTATGACCATCGTGAGTAAATTGTAGTTCATCGTCAGGATGCCACAGTAGCTCTTCATACATATCGTCGAGTTTCTGCATATCCTCATAAAGGGCATTTGGATTAGGCATATGAGTTAGAGGTATCTAACGTATATATTACCCCTGAAGTTCAAGATAAAACTTAGTTTGATCTCCTGGAGTGTTCTCATAGATGGAAGAATCTCCATATACTTTATGATCTTTATAACCAACCATGCGACCCTTTGTATTTTGAAGGGCAGGCATGAATACAATTAAAAAGAAAATACCAGGAGCACCAATGAGCAAGGCTCCTCCAATAACATAATAAGTAAGAATTTCAAGAAGGGAGTTTTCCATCAGTAAGTTTCAGAAAGTTGTTCAACAGTATAACCGAGAAGACAGAAAAAAGAAACTGTCGTTAGAGTAAAAATAATTTCAGTCATCAGAATCCGAGAACTCCAAAGAAAAATACACTACCAGTAGTAGCGTAGCTGATAAGAGCAGCAACAAATCCAAGCATAGCAGTGCGTCCATTTAGTTTCTCCGCACGTTCTGCATAGGTTTCGTAACCATAACGTTCAGCTGCAGTCTTATCGACATACATACGTGGTTCCTTTGCGAACATGTTTTGTTGTCCGCGCTCATTAGTTGTGACGGTCATGGTATTTGTAAAGATTTACAACATAATTATATAGGTAATGTAAAGTTTTGTCAAGAGGCAGGTGGTGATGGATCACTGACACGTCCCAAGTAAGGATTAAAATTAGTAATATTTTCTAATTTAAAATCTAAACCTTGTTGCTTCCAGAAATTTAAAATGCCATCATGACTTCTACGGTGAAAAGCATCAATGTGATCAGGATGAATCGAAGAACCTAACTTAAGTTTATACAGAAGAATTGGTGTTGCGTAAGTACATCCAGAATTGTAGATTAAATCATCAGCTACAGGTCTAGGAAGAACACCATTGTCAAGTTTATACTTATTACCACGAACATGTAACTTAACAAGTTTCTCAGCATGATGTCTTGTTATCGCATAACATGCCGTTGAGAAATCATTTACAAATCTAGTATGAATGGGAACATGAATATCTCCAGTAGAGATAATTGCTAATTGAAGAACATCCCATGCATAAGGTGCCCGTGAAACAAAATCTCTCCAAGTAAAGTCCCAATACTTTGCAACAGATAGATCACAATCATCTTCCATCATGATTGCATAAGGACTATCAGAGGTCTCTAACCAATGTTTAATTGCTTTTAGGTGAGATGTAGTACAACCAATCTCACCTGATGTCATCTGGTCAGGGTACTTTCCTTTGAGGATGTCACTAAGGTCATCATCTCGTCCATCATAAGCAGAGATGCGGGTATAGTTTTCGATCTCCCAATACTTAAACTGATCCTCCATGTACTCACGTCTTTCAGGTTGTCCATCAAGATTGAGATAATAAATCGGACCAAAATTTTTGAGTTTATATGCTGCTTTGTTTCTATCTAAAGTTTCCATCATTCAGTTTCCAGTATAAAAAATCCATTTCCATGTGGGTGAGGATGAACCCATTTCTCTTTTATCGAACCAAAGGAATATGAAAATTTTACTAGTTTCATACCTTGAGATTCAAACATATTAATCCACCATTCTTCATCTTTTTTAGTTACATGGGTGATGTCAACTTCATATTCACGAATTCTAAATCTATCCTTATCACCAAGAGGAATAACAAAAAAGAACTGACTGGACTTCTTTTTGAATTGTTGTAGAACATCAGGAATATTCTCTTCTGGAATGTGTTCTAGAACATCTTTACAAATAAGAAGATCGTAAACATTGTCATTCGGAAGAGAAATATAATCTCTTACATTTGGATGACAATTTTTTACAGCGTATTCACTAATATCTTCACCGTATGCATCACATCCAATAATCCTTAAGGCATTTACTAAAAATCCCTTTGCACATCCATAGTCTACACAAGTATCAAACTTAAAGTATTCTTTAATGTCAAGTGCTTCGGGGATAGATCTAGTGGGCATCCAACTATAATTCTCATATCCAGAAATATGTTTCCGAATACCATCTTCATAATAATCCTTTGTAAACATAATTAGGCAAAATCATTGTGAATGGTATCAGTAAGTATATCATCAATCAACTCATTTTGCATAGCATACTTACAGTAGTGACATGCATGATTCCTGCGTGTTGGACCTTGTGCATAAAAGTCTTCAATACCATCAATATCACAGACAGCAAACTGAGACTCAGGAACATAGTTGTAGTTGTTCTCGATTGATAGTTCTGCAGATGGACATGCGTAGATGTAACCATCAGTGAATAGAAATGGTTTTACCATATGCATGTAGCAATGATCATTTCTACGTTCACCTTTGAAATTAAAGTCAGATAGGAATGCAGACTTTAATTTTCTTCCACGATCCTTTTCATACTCCGCAATGATTCCACGAATGGTCTCAATATCTTTTTCAGTTTCTTTTACATCTTTAATTGCATTGAAAGCAATTCTACAGGGGATTTTATTTTCCTCTACCCAATCTAACATTCGGATAAAGTTCTCAGTGGTTTGAAACTTCTTAGAAAGAACTCTTTTATTCTTCACATCACTCCATTCACCAGTGATATTAGGATTCTTAGAAGTCTCCAAATTTTCATCCCAAACATAAGCAGCAGATGGTTTGCAGTTAGTTCCTTCAAATACACTTAAATCGTAATCATAACCCTCATAGAAACCGTACATGCCAAGACGAACCCAATCAAAGAGTTCTACAATATCTTTCTTGATAGGACGATCAACACCAAATCTTGCTCCATTTGTACAGATACCTAAACTGAATCCAAGATCTTTTGCATATTGAACAATTTCTTTAAAGTGTGGGTGAATGCTTGGTTCTCCACCACCTGTAAACTCAACACCGGTTACACCAATTGCCTTAAAACTCTCAAGTGCTTGGAACACTTTTTCTGTTGGCATCTTCTCAGAGATGTCCCTATTTGCAAAGCAGCAAAAAGAGCAAGTTAGGTTACAGGCATTAGTCAGTGAAATATGTGCCATCACTGGTGATGGTTGTTTACCTTCCTGGAGATTCTGCAACTTTGGAAGTTGCTTCAGGAGTTTAGCAAGGTTACTACTATAGCTTCTTCCATCCTCTTCTTCCTGTATCTTTTTAATAGTTCCATCTTCATTAAAGATTTCAACTCCTTTGTATGGTACTAAGCTCATTTTATACTCCAATTAGTAATGCTTCTTCCATTGATGAACCACAGGAAGGTGTGTATTTCCCTCCGAAATTTGTCCTAACCATGGTGCTGCTTCATATTTATGACCCCTTTTATTGAAGTGATATGTGATATTACAGTCCACCGCACCTAGTGGTCTGAAGTGCAATTCTTCAGATATCAGTCTATCATGGTTTTCAGTAATATCAACAATTACATCATCATAAATGTCGAGTAATGTTTTTGCATTATACATTGAACCACCGCACATACCATAAGAATCACCTTCGTAGCCACACTTAGCAATCTCTCTGAGAATAGGATCAGTAAGTTTATTAGATCTCCTCACACCTCTCAGTTGAAAAGGTGCGTTAATGTCAAAATGTTCTTGGAAAAGAACATCATCTTCCACGATCATCACATAATCTTGAAGACAAATTTCAGAAACAAATTTCTGTCTTTTCCACCATTCTATAGTTCTCTTAGAATCATAACAATGAGTATCATAGTTATTAATTTTATTTCCAAAGATATTGTCTCTCATATGAAATGAGCATCTGTATTCTAAAGCAATATCTGAAAAGTTTTCTCCACCATCAGAAATAAGAACTACAGGATTGTTGGGAAAATACTTCCTAAAATTTTCTAGTACAAATCTAGTAGCATTCTTATTATTATAAACTTGATAAAAAACACCAAACTGTACGGTCATAACTTTCCTTTAAAAAGATAATCTTCAACTACAACATAATCCATCTCAGTATTCTCTAGAACATAGAGTGCATCTTCAATTGTTGATAGAACTGGAAAACCTCTAATATTAAAAGAAGTATTTAATAAAACATTCGTTTCTGAGATCTTACCAAACTCTGTGAGAAGTTCATAGAAGTGTGAGTGAGATTCTTCAGTAACTGTTTGAAGTCTTGCAGTTCCATCAGCATGAGTAATTGATGGAAGAGATTCTTGATACTCTTTTTTGACCGGAGGAGCATAACTCATATACTCCAAGTTCTCAAAGTTTTTAGATTCAAAGTATTTTGATGCATCTTCTTTTTTACAGAAAGGTGCAAACGGACGATACCATTCTCTGAACTTGACTTTTGAATTCAGAATATCTTTCATCTGTCTGATGTTGGGATCACAAACAATAGAACGATTACCTAGTGCTCTTGGTCCTACCTCAGAATCTCCATATACCATCCCAATGATACTACCATTCTTAATAAGTTTAGCAATGTCTTCCTTAGTTACTTTCTTGGCATCGTAATCTTTTATATAACTATCTAACTTAGATCTATCAAGTAAAGGAAGTCCATTATAAGTTACATCTACCTGTTCCATGGGTGGTTGATGTAAGAACATATGTCCCAAAGACAATCCTCCATCATGAGGACAAGGAGAAACATAAACCTGACGATCAAACTTATTCTTGATTGTTTCATTGAGCAGCACATTCAATGACGCACCACCTGTCATGCACAATGGAACACTAGGATCATATCTATCAAGAACACTAAAGAATGCTCTCTCAAATGCTTCCTGAGCGGTTGCAGCAATATCATATGCCTCTTGACCCTCAAAGACCCAATTATTGAGAGGATTTTTCCAAGGGTCATCAAGATTCTTAAGAGGAAGTCCAGTAGATTCTGCTAATTTCTTATAGTCTCTATCAAAGAAAAACTTCTGGAAGTGTGGAACCAGATCTTCACGAATGGACCCATATGCACAAAGTCCCATCAATTTTCCTGATAGTGCAAGTTGATGACGACTCTTCTCTGCTACTTCTCTAATCAAAGAACCACATAAAAGATATGCTCCACCAAAATCAGATTCAATACGGTCTAGGAGAGTAATTCCATTTTGGTTTCCAATGTAAACATTGAAGTGTCCATCGTCACCACCACCATCAAAGGAAACAATCAGTGCTTCTTTGAATGGTGACAGATAGAAAGTAGAAGCAGCATGAGTTACATGATGCCTTGCAATAGTTTTTACATCTACTCCTGGAAATACCTCACGAAGAATTGACGGTGGATTCACCCAACCATCAGAGGAAATTAATAATGTGTCAAAACCATCAATTCCCCATTCAGTTGCAGCAATATTTCTACATTGAAAGAGGATATCACGAATAGTCTCCGTATCATTATCCACATGTAAACGAAAGTATCTTTGTTTTACTAATCTTTCAATTTCAATCAGATAGTATTTGTTATTTTTACTGTCATAAAAAGAAATATTTGCATCATGACCAGCAAAAATACTAACTAAGTTGCTCATTGATACCTCTCAATAATTTGTTCCATAGCAGGCACATAATGTTTAGCAATTATATTTGACCATTCAAATGTTTCTGCATACTCCAGAATTTCTTCTCTATGTTCAACAGAATATTTCCTGTTCTTGATAATCTCAGACTCTAAGAACACCATGTCCGTAATTTTATCTTCAGGAATGACTGTGATAAAACCTTTACTAGTATCTAGATTGGCAGCAGCATACTGACTTACAACAACACCTAGACCAGCAGCAAATGCTTCAAGACACACTAGAGGGTGTGCCTCACCATCACTTAGAAGAACTAGATTACCCCAGTCAGTGAGTTCATTGTAGAGTTTATCCTTAGACCATTCTTGCAACCATCTCTTACTGACATCAAATCTAGAATCAGAGTTATTACCAGCAAACCACAAACTATCAATTCCTTGGAACAGATATTGTCTCTTGCGATAATCAATCTTAGCAAGATAGATTGATCTATGTGGATACTCTGCTTTCTCTGTTTTTCTAAACAAATCAAGATTTACCCCGTTGGGAGTGACGAAAAGATTTTCGTCTTTGAATCCCATCATACTTCGATAGGTATCCTTGATCCCTTGAGACAAACAAAATACGTTTGGTTTAAGTTCCACAAATTTCTTTGCCACTCTAGGACCATAGTAGTCCCACTTACTTGGCTGCTCCAAATATCCGAAATGACTTGTGATTGCACATGGATATTGAATATATGGAACAATCTCTACGAAATCATCATATTGAACATGTACAAAGTCTGGTCTGAATTGATTGATCTGTTGAAGAATCTCAACAGGACTCTGTGTATTGATAATTAATACTTCATGTCCAAGTTTTTCAAGTGCCAGTTTCTGATCCCAAATTAAAATTTCAACGGCACCCCATCCAGTTGGTGGAATGGGCATAATACCAGGACCTACTATTGCTACTTTCATTGACTTAACTCCCTAAAAATATCCATATGTTTACCATTCGTTCTTTGATATGCTGCAAAATGATCTGGATTATTCTTAAGAAGATATCCTAAAGCAATCTGCTCATTATTAATACTATTTTCTCCAATCATTTTATTCATAAGAACATCATCTACCATTTTAGCAGTTTCTTCTAATGAGTTCTTATGACCACCAAACATAGATCCAAGGACAAAAGATCTATTATCATAAAGATAACTTGAGGGAAGTTGATCTGCATCAAAAAGATCTGGATAGTAATCACAGTTCTCCTGAACAAGAAAAGATTCCCCCATGGAGTTCAAAGACTCCATAGCATTATTACCAGGATATTGACCATCAAGTCCATATCCATCAAAGAAACGAGAACCTCCAGCATCTAACCAAAAGAAATAGTTGGAGTTAAAAGGATTTTCTTTTGCTGCTTCAACTAACCAAGGGAATTTAGAATATTGAATAACAGAATACATCGAATGCTTACATTCAATGCGATTGGGATCAGACATCTTTTTACGATAATCAGGATTATCTAAAATCTCCTGAATCTCATCATTCAAATGATAGTAGGGAAGATCATCTTCAGTCTTAACAATAATCTCCGTAGGAATTGTTGTTCTACGTTCTTCTACAAACTCCCTAACATCCTCAGTGATAAAAAGATACATGGGACACTGAAGTTTAAGTGTGATATCAAACCACTCCAAATACTCATCCCACTTTCTTCCATCCATGTTCTCTCTTTCAATATTAAAGAGAGCAGATACAATAGTTACGTCTTTCATAGGATACTCAAAATTGCATTAATACGGTTTACATAGGTGTGGTTTTCTTTGACGTACAACATACATTCTTTAATCCAATTGTAGTCTGTCCGTCTATCCATGGCATCATAGAATAACTGTCGTGTGTCGGGTTGGAAAAGAACATGACCTTCAAGTTCTTTATTGACTTCTTCTGAATTAGTAGTTCCTAAATGTCCCCAACTAATAGATTTAAACACTCTACACGGAATGTATCCATTTCGCAAGTGCTCTGGACCACGAATATCAACACCAAGTATTGATCTCATAGTTCTTTCTTTTACTTCTTCCTCATTAAGAGGATTTGCCCAAGGATCATTTGCAATAAATTCAATATTATTATTCTTACATTCCTCAAGAAATGGTCGGAAAGCACTATAGTTTTCACATACACCATGAGGAGAAAGGTTTCCACTAAACCAAATCTTATTCTCTCTAGGGTGATGAATATCTTCTAGATCAAATTCTTCAGGTAGAGAGTTTGTTGCCCAAGATACATGCATCTTATCATAATCTTCAATCCAATATGAATGATGATCATTAAGAACTTGAACCCTACGATTTTTCTTAGGAACAAGATATACACATGGACCTAGTTTCTGCGTTTTTGATTTATCTAGAGTGAAATCATAAACATGATCTTTTTGCCAAATACCATTTGGTCTAACATCAATAAACTTCTTCACACCTGCATTAATATACTTTGCAGGATCTGGACAAACATGAACAAAGTAAGTGCTTGTTTTGTTTAGAGGTATCTTTTTGTCGGCAAAACCTTCTGTCCAAAAAACACAGTCGTTCCAATCAAAGTCTTCTGGATACTCATCATCATGAAACCAGTGTACATCATGCCCCAGATACTTGAATGCTTTATAGAAAGCAGCATGAATGTATGAATGTGTATGCGAATATAGGGGATATCCCCAAATTATAACTTTCATCAAAACCTCGGTAATGTAACAGAAAATGGATGCCGTTCAACTGGGATACCAAGGGTATTAAGTAACTCAATATGAACAAGCTCAATGCACCAAGTTCCTTCACGATGATATTTAGTCTGCATCATGAGATACCTCAATAGAGGAAAAACTCCCATAAATCCTTCCATTGCTTCAGATCCACCAAAGTTAAACCAGTCATTAATGAATGGTGGGGGTTGCATCGTAGAAGTGCAATGAACTGCCTGCTGCTCATAGTTTTCATATTTGATAGCACTATGAATTTGACTATCAGTTCTACATCTGATCACATAATCATACTTAATCTTATTCTTGTATTCATATAGTTTTCTAATACGATTAACTTCACTCAGACTATAAAAGTATGAAAGACTATTATTAATCTGTCTCCTCTGATAATCAGGTTCTTTCTCTCCACCATCCCAATATTTTTTTAGTGAAAGATGAAAATCCTGATCGAGTTCAGTATCACCAAATGTCTTACTTGGTTCTACTAAACAATCAACAGGATTATATAAACTATTGAATTGATCTATTGCATTTGATTGAATTCTTTGGTTTTTCCAATCACCATTTCCACCATACTTGTAAGGTTTATTTTGAAGATCTTCATCCATCCATAAATGAGCAAAAACATCCACATCATAATTTTGTATTACATTTTGAATAATACCTTTAGAACATTCCTGGACAAATCTAGGTTGTCCAGAAAAACATAATGCTAACTTCATGCTAACTTATCTACAAAATCTGTGCATATCCCATAACAATTATATACCAATAGCATCTTTAAGTCAAGGTCAGTGGTCTCAGGCATTACAATAACAGTATTTGATGTATAAGACTTACCGGGATAACTCCAAATATGTTTTTTACTTGTCAAAGTATAGTCATCGTTCTGATGCCAGAAGTAATTGTAGTGTGCAGTCTTAGTGGAAAACTCATGCAAAGTTTGAATATTCTTACAATGTATCCAAAGATTTTCTGCCTTTCCTGCTAACCACCACCAAGTAACCATGTATTGTGGAACATCATGGCCCAACCATAGAGTATCAGTTTTGGTATCATATCTAAGATCTATTTCGACATCATATCCATTTTCAATACACTTAATAATTTGATCTGGGTGATTCTCTGTTTTAGGATCGGGTCCATTTGTATTTCCCCTATGTGCAATGAGTTTCATACTTCATACTTATCGGATGGAATAGATGGCCATCTTACAACAATCAATTCAACATCGGTTAAAAACTCAACATTTGAAACTTCGTTAGATTCATAAATCCACATATCACCAGATTTGAGATATTGATCAGATGCAATAAGTTCACCACTGACAATATAGTTTAATTCTGTGGTTACTGCATGATAATGTGGAAATGTTTCCTGACCTTTGGTATGACTATGATGTGCAACTTCAAAGAAAGGATTTTTAAAAATAGATGGTTCAAAATCTCCCACAAACCATCCTGCTTTGAAGTCTTTTAGAGATGCCTTCTTCATTTTTCTAACTCCTGAATACGAATTTGATGACGACCTCCATCAAATGTATGAAGAGATGCTATTGCAAGATACTTTTCAAGAATTATTTCATCCACATCTTTAGCAGGAATAGCAAAAAAGTTAGCACAATTGTGTCTGATTGCCATTTCCATTGCAAACTCATCATAAATCAGAGCAGAACGAATACCTTTATACTTATTAGCACAAATATTCACACCTTGACCAGTTCTACAAAATCCAAAAGCATAGTCGCAATCTCTTTCACCAATAGATTTAACTGCCTGTGCAATGTAATCTCGATAATCACAATCTTTATTCAGGATAGTTCCAAAATCAATATACCTCAAACCGTGCTTTTCTAGCAGTCCTTTGAATTCTTCTTTCGCATCAAATCCAGAATGATCAGAACAAAGGGCAATAGGTTTATCACCAATACGACGGGTAACGTTATCCTTATAAAACTGGAATTCATCAGGTGTTCCAAAGACATGCATCTTATCCACAGGTTCAGTCATAATCTTCTTACCATCCTCAATAAGAAGATTGTAAAGAGGTGAAATATAGAACTCATTTTTAGTTCTCAAGTCACGTTCAATCATTTCTCTAGCATACTTACAGAAATCAGATCCTTTCTTGAATCCATAAATTCCTACACATGCATTACTACTAATTGCTTTCTTCTCAGCAGTTTCAGTTACATATCCGTCTTCATTGACCTTTGCATAACTGTAGTTTGATGAGTTAGATTTAAAGGTTAATAACAACCCATCACCATTCAAATCATTCATTGTATGTGGATTAAATACTGGTCGGAATTCAATGTCCAAAGTATGAATGACTAAAGGTGCATCATTATCAATATACTCTTCAGCATATAAACAACTGCATACGGATCCGTCAGTGAGTTTATCTAGAACTACAACTTTAATATCATCACCAAACTTCTTACGAAGAAGTTCATCCATGTGAAAATTGTAAACAGTTTCATCTCTAACTACGAAAATGAGATTGCATCCCTCATAATTTAAACAATCTAGAGAGATATCAATCAAATGTTTATCTTTAATATTGATTAATTGTTTGGGAACTTTAAATCCTTCTTTGATAAATCGACTGCCCAAACCAGCCATCGGTACAAGAATATTTGGTTTCATTTGTAACTCTGTATAAATTCAGTGGTTCTTAAGTGTGAATATTCAACCCAATCAGTGATTATACCTATATTCAGTAATAATTTATACAAGAAACAAGCAGCAAACATATCACCTGCTCCAAGTACATTTACATTGGATAAAATTTTGTCTTTAGGAAGTTCATATGTGTACTCTTCTATTCCATCAGAAAATACACTTCCAGAAGAACTATGAAGTATTACCCAACCTTTAGTAGAATCAACTAATGAATCAAAGTCATCTACGTCTTCATCAGATATAAAAAGATAATCTACAAATCGTAGGAGATCTCTATCCAAAGATTTTCCTGGACAAACATCTGCAGTAACAATACCGGAAAGTGTGGAGATAAATGTGGTATCAGATATTTCATTGAGATAACACAAGTGTGTAATATGAGAAGGAACTAGTCTAGGAGAGATCTTCTTTAGATTAAGTGCTGCCTTTGAATATCTTCTAGAAGAATCATGATCGATATAAATTAATGCCTCACCAATATCAATTGGAGATAGACCCAACTTTATAGATGAATCTAAATGAACTAATGCTTTCCACACATTAGCAATTGATCCTAAAGTTTTAATTTCCGATACACCATCAATGATAGTATCAATCGTCAAGTGTCCATATAACGAAACATCTTTCATCAAAACTTCTCCTTTAAATCAAGTTCATAAATTTTTTCCATTACTTTATCATAAGGAACTATAGGAATCAATCCCTCACTTTCAAGTTCATCAAAAAGAGCCATGACTACATTAGATCCACCTGCACATGGAAGAACTGCAGCAACATCATGCACTATCCTTGGTGTATCAAAGGGGCAATATGGATGACCAACTTCATTCATTATACCATAATCAAATAGATCATCACCAAGATATGCAACATCTTCGGGAGTACAATCATACTCTTCTAATAATTGATCAAGATAATCCGCCTTATCCCTATGAAAATCTTTACCACGATTTACAATTACCGGAAGATTTCTTTTCTTCAAGATCTTTTCATTATATGAATCTCCAGTTAGAAAAACTACAGGAACACCAATTGCACGAAACCTTTTAATGGCAGTCCAATCTTTATCACAAAAAGTTTTTGCAATAACTCTTCCAAATCTGTTGTAATGTTTTGTGCCATCAGTCATGACACCATCAACATCTAAAATTACGAGTTTAATCATATCTGATACTTAGAGTTATCTTTTGCCAAGTGTACAATTTTTGGATCAAAGTCGCAATGACTTTCAAATACTTCTGGATATGCATATTCTGGACCTAGAAGATGCACCCTATCTTCATTTTCAATAAAGAATCTGTTGATGTGACTTTCATCATGCCAGACAGGAATAGTATTATTCTTAACATCAACTTGAGTTCTTTCATCAATAAGATCAATCAACTCAAATACTTCAGGAACCTTTCCACCCCATAGACATCCCTGATAATACACTTTAGGGGAGTATTGATCTAGATCGATAGATCCTTGTGATCTTGCATCTGTTTCAAATGCACCAGGCAGTTTATTGTGTGGAGGAAAACCCATGAAGTGACAAGGATGATGAACCCCAAAGAATGGTTTATCTGAAAAAAATTCTTCTACAGTGACAGTATTATACACCACAGTGTCAGCATCCATGAATACAAGTTGGTCATACTCCATCAATTCTTCCTTCATCTTATTAATGATTCCAAATCTTAGCAGTGTAATAAATGGCCATTCAAGATGTTCTTGCTTTACCACTCTAATATTATCGGGAGCATCCGAAAGTTCACCATCAGTAAATGCAAAGATTGTTTTCTTTACACCAGGGAGAAAATTGGATTCGACTTTCTCCCAATACTTTGGTAAGAAATCAAGATACTTGCCAGTTCCAATAAAAATGACTGCAACCTTCATTAAATAATCTCCCAACCATCACAATAAATGTCTTTAGTATCTAGATGATTATTCATTGGACCAAACCACTCTGATGGTGCAATCACCCTCTTATCCTTATTCTTAGACAACCAGGCACCCCACCAAGAGAATGTAGAGTTAGCAATAATGAAATGTTTACACATACTCATCAGACATAGATCAACATATCCACTTGTATTCTCAGAAACTAAAAATCTATCATCAGAGAATATATCTTGCTCACCACACCACTCAGGGTCGTCAGAAAAGATAATTACTGAACTATCTTCAGAGAACTTTGATAATGCTTGTTCATAATAATCAAGAGAGAGATTATTATGATTTGCGGCATTTTGAAGATAGTCAGTTCTACGAATATGAAGAGCAATATAATCTTCCCCTTCGATCATTTCTTCACAAGGAATACGATACTCTTCCTTAAATTTAAAATCCTTACGAATAATTTTCTCTACATTAGTGAAATACTTTTCAGTTTGAAAATATCCATGCAGACTAACCCAATCGGGACAATCATTAAAAATGTTTTGATTAAAATGAAATCTTTGTTCCTGTAAAGTTGGTCTATCTGGATCAATAAGTTGTATGTTCAATGGATTAATACTGGACATCTCAAAACAATCAAACAGTTCTGTCTTGAGCATATTTCCAATACCATCATTTACAGCATCTTTATGTAATGGTAAACAAAAATCATATCCCATATTCTTTGCAATTCCCCTCAGAGCAGCATATTGGAACATTTGATTTCCAAGTCTGCCCATTCTTCCTAAATGGTTAAAACCGATCATAATTCAAACTGGATGATGAAAAGGAACATAAACGACTTGAGAACAAATCCACTTGTAAGTTTTAAGAATACCCTCCTCAAGAGACATTACATAATCCCAATTAAGTTTTTCACGAACTAAATCATTATTTGAATTGCGTCCACGAACACCTAGAGGACCATCGATGTGATTTTTCTCTACTGACTTTCCAGAAACTTTAGCAACAATATCTACAAGTTGATTTATAGTTACCATTTCTTCAGAACCAATATTTACAGGTCCCGTGAAGTCACTGTCCATCAGTCTTCGAGTTGCTTCAATGCATTCGTCAATGAACAAGAAGGAACGAGTTTGAAAGCCATCTCCCCACACCTCGATAGATCCACCTTGCTCCGGGAGCTCAGCAACTTTACGGCAGATTGCAGCTGGTGCTTTCTCTCTTCCACCCTCATAAGTTCCCTTTGGTCCAAAAATATTGTGATACCTAGCAATCCGAACAGGAATGCCATAGTTACGATTATAGGCAAGGTAAAGTCTCTCGGAGAATAGTTTTTCCCACCCATATTCGGAGTCGGGATCTGCGGGATATGCGGATTCTTCACGGCAGTCGGGGTTATCAGGATCAAGTTGGTTATGTTCTGGATACATGCAAGCAGACCCAGAATAAAAGATCTTTGTCTTGTTCAGTTCTGTAATTTCATTCCACTTACGTTGCTCTTCAAGGACATTTAGATTAATGGAAACAGAATTGTGCATAATGTCTGCATCGTTCTCTCCGGTAAAAACAAAACCTGCACCACCCATATCAGCAGCAAACTGATAAATTTCATCAAAGGGTTCAAGAAACTTATCTACAATTTGTGTATAAAAGTTACCATTCTCACCAGCATATTTAATGCACCGACGAACAAAATTTACATCACGAAGATCTCCAGTAATAAATTCATTTGCTTCAGTAGCACAGAATTCTGGGTGCTTTAAATCTACCCCACGAACCCAATATCCTTCTTCTCTCAGTCTTGATACCATGTGACTTCCAATGAAACCACCAGCACCTAAAACCAATGCTGTCTTCTTATATTCAGACATAATAAATTGAAACTCCTAATATGTATTATACAAAAAAAGAGGGGTTTTTGCAACCCCTCAACTTATCATTGTGCTCTCACACAATCTTTTACATAAGCAGGAACACCATCAGGATCTAACCAACAAGTATAATCATGATCTTCCATAGCAGTTAGTAGTTGCATCTCATTATCACAAAGATACATATCACGATATCGACCAGTGTATGAATCTACTTTTTGAATACGACAGTCGGGTTGACCATTGATTTCTAGTTTGCCAACTTGGATATAACGATAGGGAAACCGTTCAAGAAGAACGGTTGGTTTTTTCACAACTTTCATTCGTAGATGCCAGATTGGATGAGATCATATTCTACTTGATCAAGGATGACATTGTAATCATCTTCAGGATCATTATAGAATTGAATACCTCGATCCTCATAATAACGAATAAGTTTTTGATACAGTTTAGGATAATCTTGATCCAGAGAAACATTACCATCAAGTGCTCCAGTCAATTTGCCGATATGAGACTTGAACTTACTCAGGAATTGCTTGTTAGACATTGTTCTGTTTGACTACCTTAGTAATATAAGTGATAATTAATTATTTGTCAAGAGGTGTGTGACACCTGATCAAGTGTCACTAGCATGTCCAAAAGGATCCTCAATGATATCAATTGGTTCACTGACAAATTCACTCTTAAAAATTTGTTCAAATTTTTCTTCAACACCAGCACATCCATTGTGCTTCAATATATTTACATAATCAGATTCTGTAAGATTTGCATAAGTTACAAATTCATCAGGATTCATACTTTTTATGGGAGAGTTTTTCCACTGCCAATTGAAGTTTCTCTGAATATGATGACTAGGATCAGTGTGATCCTCATGATTATTAGTGGTTTTAAGAGTTGCCCAAACACCACAAACTAAATCAGTGTAGCTAGTAGAACCAGTGTCAGTACTATTGGGTATAGTCTTAGAACCAAACTTTTGAATTTTAGTAACTTTCCAAGTATGAGTAAAAGTCCCGATGCTCATTTATTTTACCTCAAAATCTAACTTTCTAATTTTACGTTTCTTCCTAGATTCTTGAAACTCAAGTTCACTCTTAGAAAAAACAGATTGTTTTTTACCAGAATATTTAGAAGAAGATAATTCCACTACTAAACTTAAATCATTTGCAGTGATCTTATCTCCGATAAGAGTCATCATATTGGGACAACCGCATACCTGTAATTTTGACGAGCTGGTCAACTCCTTCCCGCAATTCTTGCAACGAATTTTTAACATCGTTAAGTGTCTCCTTTATATCATCTAATTCATCATGGATGTCTTGGTGATGAAACCTAAGAGGTTTCTGAATAAGTTTTTTAAACTTTTTACTTTTCATTATTTAGTTTAGTACTTCAAAATGAACTGAATTAAACCAACCAGTCTTATGTTTTATTTTTACTTTAGTGTGTTGAGAATGAACTTTAACATCTTCTATGGTGTACTGCTTACCAAGAATCAAATGATATGGAATGTCACAATTTCCCCATCTAGATTCTTCAATTTTCCATCCCTTAAAAGTTACAGTTTTTCCAGGAATATATTCTGAGTAATGTTGCATTTTTTTATTTGATTAGTGTTCACATTATTCCAATGTCGTATGACTCCAGATACGATAAAAATGTTAGTGACCATGTAACTAATAAAAATAACGGTGCGTATGCCAGCAACGTAATTATCATAAGGAGCTGTTTTGTCGTCACTAAAACTTCCTAGAGAATATTTCCAAATATTCCATATTCTATTCACTCTTTAATAAATCCATTCTCAATTAACCATTCACGGGTCATAGGTGTGGGTTCATAATCAGTCCACATGGTTCCTGCAGCACAAGACTCAAGTGCTGCTGCAGTCATGCCTTCAGTATGACCTGCCCAGTATGCTTCCTTTTCCCAAGGGATTGCCTTTGGTTGGAACATGTAAGCACTCTTTACGATTTCCTGATACATCTTGGGAACATCTTCTTGATCATGAATGATAGCAATGAAACTATTATCAATTGTTCCTGCCATACAATCCTGAGCAGCGTGCCATCCTTCATGTCGCATCACTGCCATAACAACCTCAGGACGATGCATGTGAGCAACGTTCAAGAAAAAATTATTGCTTACAGTATGGTAGACACCACGATGTCCGATTGGGAAGTATCGCATATCTCCTAGAAAAACTTTAGCTCCGACTTTATTAAGTGATCGGATGAGAGAGTCAAACTCATCAGCAATAACACTGTAATCACTATCAGCCAGTTCCTCATGTTTATTGAGGTCGGAGACTGTTTTGAGTTCTTGGACATGATCGGTGCATTCTTGAAGCAACATACACCCCTGAGAATGAGGAGTGAAGAAGTCATCTTCTGTGATTGGATCTGCTAATGCAGGAACGGAAAGTGATGCTGCTGCCAGCATACTCATAATAAGTTTTTTCATGATTTTGCAGTTTGTTTTTTTAATTTGAAATAAAGTTTGTAATACCTATCACACATCTCTTTAAGAGTTTTGTGATCTTCTTCAAACCCATATTTCTTTGTGTAGGTACAACATCCTTCTAATTCACTAATGAGTAAAAGAATTTCTACTGGTGTTGGATTCATAAAGGAACATATTTAAATTAATCCTATTAAAAAAGGGGACTTTTGTCAAGTCCCCTTATATGTATTATTTAATTTTATCAAATTCAGTTGATACTATCAACAGCAGCAAGAGCCTTTTGTCGGAGATCCTCTGGAAGAGGTACATATCCCAAAGCATCAGACTTTGCCTGTTGCTCTTCACTCAACATATAACGAAGAGTTTCCTTGACACCAGGAGCAGACTCTGGGTAAGCAAGGATCCAAGTCAATGAAACAATCGGGTAAGCATTATCACCAGCAGGGTTAGGGTCAGCCCCACGAAGCTGATCATCAAGTACAATTTTGCTAAGTCCTGCAGCAGAGGTCTCAGCATTTGCTTTGACGAAGTTTCCTGCTTTGTTTTGAAGGGCAACCTGTTGGAACTTTCCACCATTCACATAACCATAATTTAGATAACCGATAGAACCAGGTTGGTTTTGAATAGTTCCAGCAACACCAGAGTTACCTTTACCACCAACACCAACTGGCCACTTAACTGCCTTACCAGTTCCTACATTCTTCTTCCACTCAGGAGAGAATGCAGACAGAGAGTTGGTGAAACCTTTGGTAGTACCAGAACCATCAGAACGATGGACAACAGTGATATTCTTATCGGCACAACCGAAAGCAGACCAGTTAGTGATCTTGCCGAGGAAAACATCAGCAAGTTGTGTCTGGGTCATCTTAGCATCACAACCAGGATAGTTGTAAGCAGGGACAATAGCACCACCAGTCATGGGAACATGAACCATGGGCAGTTTCTGCTTCTTATCACTTACAGCACCATCACTGGCACCAAAGTCAACAGTCTGAGCAGTAAATTGACGGACACCAGCACCACTACCAACTGCTTGATAGTTGACTTGGTTGCCAGTTTCCTTAGCAAAAGATCCAAACCAGGAGTTGTAAAGAGGAGCAGGAAAAGTAGCACCTGCACCATTCAATTTAAATGGTTCTTTTGCTTGCTCGGTGGAACCACACGCCACCATTAGAGGAGTAGCAGCAACGACTGCTGCGAGTGCTTTGAGTTTCATTTATATCCTATCAGAACTTGTACTTGGTGCCGAGTTCGACTTTCCAGTCACGGGTATCATCTTCTTGGAAGAGATTTTCATACTTTGCATAAGCAGAGAAACTGTCAGTGATCTTATACTTACTGCCAATCTCTAGAGCAGTGAAGGTTTCGTTTTCTCCACCATCAGGAGTAGCTACACCAAAACCACCTTCAACGTAAGGAGTTGCCTTACCTAGTTTCCATTCATATCCTACACGACCTTGATGAACTTGCTTAGAAAAATCTTCATCAGTTCCTTTGAACTCATGCTTAGATTCTACATAGGGACCGGCAAGGGCAGGTGTCGCCAGTGCAGATGCTGCCAGTGCGGCAAGTGCGATTGCTTTCATTTGTGAATACCTTAGTAATGTTTACGGGGTTTGTCTGTCGAAGACCTGAATATTATAACAGTGTCTTCAGATTTTGTCGTTAAGATCAAGTTAACTTGATTTAACTTTGGACAAACCTCAGTATTTAATCAAGGTTAATTTAAATTTAAACATAAAAAAACCTCCTCATAAAGAGGAGGTGTGAGGAATCACTGACTAGAAATCAGAAAGAATACTTGACTCCTAGTTTTGCTCCGTATCCACGGTCGATGTCACTATCACCAGAACCGATGAAAGAGACTTCACCATAGGCACCTAGGGAGTCGGTCATAGCGAAACCAAGACCTGCTTTACCGGAAGGAACGACATCAGCGTCTCCACCGTCAGGAGAAACGTATGAACCACCTGCTTGAACATAGTAAGAACCAACCTCTCCGATAGGACCTTCGTATCCTACATGGAAGTCGGTGGTAGCACCAGAGTAGTCAGCTCCAGTCCAACCAGCATTTGCTTCTACATTTACATATGGGCCTGCAAAAGCAGCACCAGCAGACATGGAGAGAGCAGCAGTTGCTGCGAATACAGATTTAATCATTTTTATACCTCGTAATTTTACTTGTGGAATGGATACCCACAGATGAAAAGATCCTCGACATGGATCTGTTACAAACCGAAATAAATTTCTTCGGTCCAGTATTTATAATACACTAATCAATCATATCTGTCAAGGAACTTCAAATATCTAAATAGAAAAAGATACACTTTCATGAAAAATGAAAAAATTAACAGCCCTAATCGGAATGTTATTAATGTCATCTGCTGCACAAGCAGGTGGACTTGTCAGTGCAATGTCATCTAGTGTTCAACTTAATGTTGATGCAGCAAGAACAACTGCAACAAGAATAGGAAATACTTATTCAATTACTGGATCAAATGTTGGAACGTCTGACGGAACTACTTCTGGTATGCTCTCAGGTGGATCAATCACCAGTGGAGTTTACGATCCTGGTACTATTACAGCAAATCAGTTAAGTGCAACTTCTGGAGATGCATTTTCATTCAGTACTTCATTTATTGAAGGTGATGCAATTGAAACTAGTGCTCCAACTGTAGGGGAAGTTCCTAATTACTCAACAGTGACATCATATGCAGCTGGATCTGCCGGAGATTTAGCAGGTACTATTGGAACTAGTGGTGCAATTGAAATTACTGCTGGCGGTGCAGGAACGAGTGCAATCGGACAATTCGTAAGTGAAATTACTGTCTTAGACTGATGGACAGATCAAAAGAATCCATCTGTCTTGGTTTCTTTCTCGGTATTATTCATGGACTTCTTCAACCTGTAGGAGCAGTCCCCGTAGTTCCAAATTTTCAGCAGGGCTCAATGACGAGCCACACAGAGACAACAACCAAAGTGACAGAAACTATTAACTCAATGGACTATAACACCGGTTATCAGTATACGGCTACAGGAACCGGAGTAGAACCAATTAATGGATCTATAAGTCCTCAAAGAAGTTCTACAAATGTAAGTATAAATGGAGTGAATTCGACATGGACGGGAGCATCAGAAATTCCAAGTTACAAACAAACAACACCAGGAGCAGCATTCCAGTTCACAGAAACTTATTCTGGTCCTGGTTTGCAAAACCATACAATTATTCAGAGAGAAACAACCGTAGAAAGCGTGACCGATACTACAAGTGTCTTTACGCAATAATCGGTTTTAGTTTATTTCTACCACAATATGCAAATGCAGAAACCGTTGGTGGAGTTGCTGCAACAGCAGCGCCAGTGGCAAATAGTTCAGGCTCAGTGACCAACCAGGCAATTCAGGTTTTACAAGGTCCATATATCACTAACACTTATGGCGGAGGAATTCAGTGTCAGGGGGAAACAGTTAATTTTACTCCTTACATAACTGGTTCTGTTGCAGCAACAAAACCATATGAAGATTATTATGATGATCCAGTCTACGATATGAGTGATAATTTTGGTGCTTTCGATGATGAAGGTAATTCAATTGGAGATGGTATTTTAGATAATCCTGGTTCTGTACAATTCTATCGTCCAATAAGAACAGGACAAAAAGATAACTATAATCTTTCAATAGGATTCTCTGCTACTTGGTCTAAACCAAGAGATAAAAAATTACAAGACTTGTGTAAAGAGGCAGCAGTAACACAGATTAAATTACAACAGCAACTAACTGCCAATAAAAGATTAGACTTTGAACTAGCCAGACTCAAAAATTGTGGCCAATTAAAAAAGGATGGAATTAGTTTTCACCCCAAAAGCCCATATTATAAAGTGTGTGCAGATGTCGTGGTAATGAACAAAGACAAAATTGCACCACACATACATTCAATTCCTACTTCCTCAAAGCCCGTCTCAAAGCAAGAATTGCATGATTCCGGTCACGTTGAGCAACTCGGCGCTCCTCTACAGACTCGACCTTTACCTTTTTCCCCCGAATAGAAGCAATCTTCTTTATAATCTTCTTCGTCACGGGTTTAACTACTCTCAAGAGAAGATCAGCAAAAGGTTTTGCGAGTAGTGCAGAAGTCGTCGCAACGGCAGCAATTCCAGCAGTAGTTATAACAGTTCCAATTGGAGGAACAGCATTAATAACTTGCTCTGGGATAGGAACATCTTCTACCAAACGAATACACTGGTTGCCCTCTAGTCTGTAACCAGTTATTTTTTTTCTTCCACTATCAAAGATAAATCCAACAGGTTCTTCGGCAAGTTGTTTAGGACTAGGACAATCAACCTTTGTCGGAGGAACAATATCTTTAGGAATCTTTGGTGGTTTTATTTCTGGTGTTTTTGAGGATGGTGTTTCTGTTTTTGGAACGGGAGCAGGTTTCGTAATAATAATCCGTTCAGGTTCAAAATTAATTGGATTATATGACGGAACATTACCATCACATAAAACAAGATTCCCCTTTGGATCATCGTCAGGAAGACTCCTATTTGATTGATTATTTCTAGTTTCCACACATCCAGGAATATCAACAATTGGAAATCCTATTTGAGTGGTAACTGGAGATTTATTAAAGAATGATGGCATTGGTGCTGTTAGCCAATTGGTTACATCAGGAACATCAATTCTTCCAATTGGAGTTCTTTGTATGTATATTCTAGGTATACCCATCAGTCACGAAATAAATCTGCTATTGCAGTCCAAACAGAGTGAAATGCAACATATAGAAAGAATTTATCAGTTCCATCAGTTCTTTCTTTTCTTATAGTTCTGTATGATCTAGTCATGATGATTATTAATTCTGTCTCTATTTAACAACTTTCACGGAATTTTCATACTAATTGAGATTTAATTAAGTCTAATCTTGCTCTCATATGTTCCTCTGAGGACCGTTGAAAGATACCATATTCTATTTTCATAAGAGTATTTACAATGTCTCCACCATACTTCTCATGCTTTTTAAATCTATTATATGCATGTGCAAGGAGAAGTTTTGCATCAGATACAGTCATCCATGGATGAGAAAATGTTAAATTAATTGCATCTCTTTCCATCAGCAATCATTAAATACTGATCCGACTTGAGATCCCACTTCAGAACCTATATTCTGACCCAAGAGCAATGCCCAACCACCTACTAACCATCCAACATAAGGGACAGCAGATACAGCAGGGGCAGCAAGACCAGTAGCAAGAGCACTACCTGCCATCGCACCTTGAGACCGTGCTCCAGCGTCCGCCACGATACACTCTGCGTCTCTTGCACTCAACTTTCCCTCTTGCATAAGCTCACCTCCAATATTGCGAGTGCCGTCCATGGTAAATTGATCACGACGAAACTCAGTTCTCTTTTCATCTGTGCCACCAAACCATCCTTTCTTTTGCTTATCAAGTGTCAAAGACTTACTAGACTCCATAACTCTAGGGTCATTGGCACGATACTCAATTTCATATCCATCCTTATTTGCTTTAATTTTATAGGATGAATAATCACCTCTAGGAATATTAATTACAGGAGGTTCTTGTATTCTTGAATTAGGTTTCAGCACATATCCTAATAATCCGACATGTGCTATGGCAAACACCGATCCTGCTACAATAGCAATTGCTTTCAAAGGGGACCTTCTAGATGTTTTTTCGGTGACTTGTTCAGTCACATCCTCTGTTGGTTTATTAGAACTAAACATGACTAGAACTTGGGTATCATTAATCCACCACCTGATCCATTAGATGAAGAGGGAGTTGGTAATACACCACCAGTTGCACCAGGAAGTTCAGGAATTTCGGGCATCATTCCATTTAACATTCCAGGAAGAGCACCCGCAACTGCTTCTGTTGCTGCCTTAGTTGCTGCTTTTTTTGCTTGTTCAATAAGAGAATCCTTATTGATATAAACGTATGCACCAGCACCCACAATACTTGCAGTGCCTAAAAATGATAAAACTGCTAAAACATTAATTACTTTTTGCATGATTATCTCCATAGTATGCCATATAGTATTTAACAATTCCGGCAGTGTGAAGATTACCTTGAGATACCCAATCGTGAGCACACTCATACATTGATTGATTAGAATACTTTGGAGTTACTCCTTCCATCTGTCCACCAAACTTAGTGAGAAGAATCTTTAACGCTTGCTCACGGACTTTCATTTTTTGATCGTTGTAACGCCAATCATCTAAACTCATTGATATTGTCCCCAACCAGTTCCAGACTGCCAACCAGTCTCATGAAAATTTTCAGATCCACCGGGAGGGTCAATATGTAAAGTTGAATTTTGAGATTTAGTAGCAATCTCATACATTCTTTGATGAATATCTTCAGATTCTACAGAGAAACTTTTCTCAAACTCTTGACGTTTGATTTCGGTTTCTTTTTTCATATAATCTTTTTGCTTCTCAGTGTACTCTGGAGCAGGACCAAACCACTCATCATCCTTTAAATATACTGGTGCCGGAACTCCAGTATAATAATTAATTGCATCCTGTTTAAAAGCAATACCTTCATCTACTTTTTCGGATTTTGTTCCAGTTGATTCCAAAATAGTATCCTCTAAAGTTTTTTCGGGAACAACTTTATTTAGAATTTTTTGTAGAAATCTGACCATGATAGAAAAAGATGGACAACTCCTCCACCTGGACTCGAACCAGGGACAGGGTGATTAACAGTCACCTGCTCTACCAACTGAGCTATAGAGGAATGGGTGCAGGTGAACCAACCTGCAATTCGGACCAAAGTCCTGGTATTGTGTAATACCCTCTGCTCGTCAGCAGAGGGGGCACCAAGAGGGGTCCCACCTCTCTCTCACATGGGTTGGTGTTCCGATTCTTTTTTCTCTCGGAGATGTGAGCACGGATGTATTCCAGTCCGTTAAGCGGGATATCGGACTCGAACCGACGACATTCAGCTTGGAAGGCTGACGTTCTACCACTGAACTAATCCCGCATATGACTAGTATAACTTGAATCAGTTACCTAGTCAAGCCTCTGACAGGACTTGAACCTGCGACCTGAGCTTTACAAAAGCCCTGCTCTACCAGCTGAGCTACGGAGGCATTAACAAAAGAGGAATTGTTGCCACTCATCATCTCTTGTATTATTCAAGATTAGCATCACTTTATTCATCGGTTTCCTAGGAATAGACCTAAGTTCCATATCTATTTTATTGAGATCTTGATCTCCTTTTTTGGCATTACAAGATTCACAACATGCAACCATATTCTCCCAGGTGTTTTGTCCACCCTTTGATCTGGGAATAATATGATCTACAGTTAAATTACTTCTAGATCCACAATATTGACATTGATTATTATCTCTCTTGATAATATTTGACTTTGTGGGATGCACCAACTGCTGAGTATGGAATGGTATCCGAACAAAGTTAACCAAACGAATAACTTTTTTTGATACAAACTGTGCTTTTTCTTTAAACAAAAGAATTATGGCACGTTTCCATGATGTAAAATTGAGAGGTTCGTATGAACTATTTAAAACTAAAACAGTAGAATTAGGTTGGATAGTTTCCATAACTGAACATACACAATTTTATTTAGAGGGACAATGGATCGTTAGATCCAACAGGCAAGGAGGGACTCGAACCCCCGACCAACGCATTAGAAGTGCGATGCTCTATCCATCTGAGCTACTTGCCCAAGGTGCGAGTAGGGAGACTTGAACTCCCACGGGCATAATGCCCAACAGATTTTAAGTCTGGTGCGTCTACCGATTCCGCCATACTCGCAAAAAATTACTTAGTTTCCCAAGTAGGAGGATGAAAAGCACAGTATTCGTTGAAGGTGATTTTCATTTCCTTGTTCGTAAGATTAGCATTTTCTGCTGCTTTTGGCAAGTTCCATTTTGCTTTAAACAGCATTTCCATTGATTGACGGGTTTCAGGTCTCATAAAAGTTTTCTTTATATAGGTGCTCCCTGTGAGGATCGAACTCACCTCAGCCGAATTATGAGTTCGGTGCATTCACCAGATTGCTAAGGGAGCAATAGGACTACCGAGAATTGAACTCGGTTCACTCCGTTATAAGCAGAGGGCATTAACCAATATGCGATAGTCCCTTGTGCTGACCCCTGTATTATAACCAGGGGAGTCATCTAGGTCAAGCCTCTAGAACCATTTGATCCACATAATCATATGCATACAACTCACGTTTACCTTTGATTCCCCATCCCAACCAATAGTAGGCAGGAATCATATATTGAGAGATGGTCTTACCACTTCCCTCAAACTCGGGAAGTTGTTTTTGAAAAATATTTTCGTTAATCATATAACGAGTTTGACCCTCTAGACTGCTAGGGTCACAACTATACTTCTCACAGAACTTACCAAGATTATTATAACGATTTACTGAGGTCCACTGAACAATACCATACCCACCGCGATGACAATCCCTGTAAGAAACTCTAGCCCCTCCCTCGCATATGTTGGAAATAAACTTGCTCTCCTGTTTAATGTTACCCAGGATCGTTGCAAGAGCATTACGATCTGTAATGCGGGTGTGTTCTTGGAGTTCTGTGAGGACATATTGTTCTTCAGGAGTGCAATCAGGACATTTCCAAGATAGTGGTTTAGATTTTTTTACTTTAATCTCAATTACCTCAGGAGGATTTTCTACGGGAGGAGGAGTAAAAAGAACTGGAACTATAGAAGCTGCTGCAATTACTGATAGGAGTAGCATTTTCTTAGTTTTCATAACAACACTATTATTATATCAGAATGGGACTATTTAGTGTAGGATAGTGTGACAGTATTTTGAGTGTCACATCTCATGAAACTTGTAATCAAGAACACATCGATACAACCAATCCTTTAATGCATACAAGTGTTCTTGTTCTTCAGGACTTCCACCAGGCCAAGTTTCAATTCTTTTACAAACACAAGTATAGAGAAGATATATGTCAGCAATGCTGAGGTCTAGCATGTAATTATCTTCGTTCATTTCATTCATTTGAAAAGTTCTATGAAATACTCTGCATCTACAACAACTAAAGGTTTTTTATGATTCTTTTTAATAACAACTATTGGTTCATAATCACCACAATTTGCCTTAGATTGTTCGTATGCTTCCCAAATATTTAACTTTTCTACATTTTTACACTCAATACTATGAGGAAACCTTTGTCTTGCTGCTCTAGCCATTATAAGATCTTCCCCACCAGCACCCATAGACCTAGATTCAATATCTTCTGGATGAATATCTAATGCTTCTATAAGACGTTCTCTCATCCATTTTTGTAGGTTTCTACCCTTTGCTTTAGCACTCTGTGGTTTCATTCTATCTTTCGCAAAATACCATATTTAATTCTTAAAGCTTGCATTATCCATGCCTCACTTAAACTTTTTGGACCATTTAATAAAATATTAATTTGATTATTCGTCAATTGAATATTAGACGACAGTAATTTTCTTTTCCAATCATCCATATTTACTTAATATATGTTTTTCAACCTTAGCAGAGTTATTCTACTCGACTTTTGATGGGTTGTCAAGAATATTTAGAAACATTAAAAAAGGGGATAATTAAATCCCCCCTTGTTAATTTTACATTAGTATCCTCTTACATATCTTTTTACATTCATGTTGTCCTAATGAATCACATTCAATCAGACATTCATAGTAGTCATTCAACTTTTGATTTTCAACTTCCAGTTGATCTATAGTATCTTCAAAATGACGCCATTCGTCTAATTGGGATCTTGACAGTATATTTCTCATAATAAATTTCCTCCAGCAATACATCTAATACATGACAAATATGACGAGAAGAAATAATATCAGATCATGGTATTAATCCTAATTCTGTATTATCTATAACACTTTGTGTTAATTCACTAACATTTGTGTGTTTTTTACATGAGTTAATCTAAGTAAATATAAAGACACAAAAAAAAGACCCCTATGGGGTCTCTAGAAGAGTCTGTATGGGGATCAAAGAGAGAAACCAGCAAAGGTATCCTTCTTCACGTCTTGCTTGATTCCACCGACCATGTAGGACTCTACCTCGGTTTCCTGAGGAGCAACCTGGAGACCCTTAGAGGAAATCCAGTGCTCAGTCCATGGTAGTGGATTGTTCTTGGCTGCAATATCATATTGAGGTTTGATACCAATTGCCCTTAGACGACGATTAGCAATCCATTCAATATATTGATGAAGTAACTTATCATTAAGACCAATCATGCTTCCATCTTTAAATAAGTGATTTGCCCATGCCTTTTCTTCATTAACAGTTCTTTTGAACATTTCAATAACATTAGATTCCTCTTCCTCAGCAATTTTTTTCATATCAGGATCATCACCTTGCTTCCACTTATTCAATATGTTTTGAGTAAGTACAAGATGCTGATTTTCGTCTCTTGCGATGAGAGAGATAATTTTAGCGGATCCTTCCATAAGCTTGAGTTCACCAAAAGCAAACGAGCAAGCAAAGGAGACATAGAACCTAATTCCTTCAAGAATGTTGACATTGGCTACAGCACGGTAGAGTAATCGTTTTAGTTCATATAGATCCCACATGGCACCATCAACACCCTCAAGTGCCTGTTCCCATCTATTACCAGATCCATAAGTCTGTGCGGCATTAATGAATGAATCGTAAGACTCAGTAACTGATGCTGCTCGGTCTAAAATTTTTGGATCTGATAACATCGTATCAAATACATCACTAGGATCTGCATAGACATTCTTAATAATGTAAGTATAAGAACGACTATGAATCATTTCCATGAACTGCCACACCATCATGGCAGACTCAAGTTCTGGCAATGAGCAATAGGGCATAAATGCCATGCCAGGGGCACGTCCTTGTACAGAATCAAGCATTACCTGATACTTTAGATTAGAAGTAAAGATATGCTTTTGTTCAGGACGTAATGTTTGATAATCAGCACGATCTTTTTGGAGGGAGACCTCCTCAGGTCTCCAGAAATAACTCATTTGCTGAGTTGTTAATTTATCAAATACTGGATATTTGTATGAGTCATATCTTTGAACTCCAAGAGGAGCACCAAAGAACATAGGTTGTTTCTTTACATTGAGTTCATTCGTGTTAAAAACAGTCATTCCTTTAGGAATAGTATTCTTTTTTACAGATCCTGTTTTGAAATCGAATTGCATATCGTCTCCATTCTTCATATGTATTTACCTAAATCAAATTTTACAGGATTCACAATCTTCTTCTTGAGCATCTTCCAATTGTTTGATCAATTGATCAAGCTCAGTAGAAGTAGGTTCTTGGTATTCATCAGTCTTAATATCATAAGTATTTTGATAATAAGATGTCTTCCAACCATACTTATAAGTGGTTAGGAAGTCTTTTGCCATCACTGATACTGGGACTTCGTTGTTGTCATAGTTTTCTGGGTTGTAACTCCAGTTTCCACTGATTGCTTGATCGAAGAACTTTTGTATGACTGCAATACACTTGATATACCCATCGTTATTAGGCATATCCCAGAGAAGAGTATAATTGTTTTTAAGAGAATTATATTGAGGGACAATCTGTTTGAGTGGTCCCTTTTTGCTTTTCTTAATGGACAAGTATCCTCTAGGTGGTTCAATTCCATTTGTTGCGTTTGACACAACGGAACTGCTCTCTGATGGCATTTGTGCCGACAAAGTGCTATGTCGTAAACCGTGTGATTGTATTGATACTCGTAAATCTTCCCAATCATGCTGATATTCTCCAGATGAAATCTCATCTACATCTTTTTTGTATGTATCAATGGGCAAAATACCGTCAGCATACTTTGTGCGGTCAAAATATCCACATGCTCCCTTCTCTTTTGCAATCTCATTGGATGCTTTGAGTAGATAGTATTGGAAGGACTCGGCAAGTCCATGAACAGCATCCCAGGCTTCTTGGGAGTCATAATTATAACCTAACTTGGCAAGATAGTGTGCCAATCCAATGAAACCAACACCCAATGATCGACGATTCTTCGTAGCAATCTCTGCTGCCTTCACAGGATATTCTTGATAATCGATAAGTTCCTCTAGACCACGAACAGACAGGTCACATAAATTTTCTAACTCATCATCAGAACGAACTTTTCCTACATTAATTGCTGAAAGAATACAAAGAGCAATTTCACCTTGACCATCAATATGTTGCAAAGGATCAGTCGGAAGTGTAATTTCTTGACATAAGTTACTCATGTTCACCTTATCCTTAAAGGATGAGTGTGTATTACAATGATCAATGTTCATTAGATAGATACGACCAGTCTCTGCACGTTCTTTAAGAAGATCTAGAATAAGTTCTTGAGCACCGATAGTCTTTCTTGGAATTTTTCCGTTAGATTCATACTTTGTATAGAGATCATCAAAGTCATCAGTGCCAAAAGCATCATACAAACCTGGAACATCGTGAGGGCTGAAGAGGGAGATCTCTCCATCCTGGATGAATCTTTCGTAGAAAAGTTTTGAGATTTGAATAGAATAGTCAAGTTTCCTTACCCTGTTGTCTTCGGTTCCCTTGTTGTTTTTAAGAACAATAATATCTTCTATCTCTTGGTGCCAGATTGGGAAGTGGACAGTCGCTGAGCCACCTCGTATTCCATTTTGTGTACAACACCTGACAGTTGATTCAAACTTTTTAAGGAAAGGTACAACGCCTGTGTGTTGAACTTCTCCACCCCTGATTTTACTGTTGATACCACGGATTCTGCCTGCGTTGATACCGATTCCCGCCCTTTGTGCAACATATCTGCCGATAGCCATATCAGAACTAAAGATGCTATCGAGGG